ATTTAACTTGAGTGGAAATTGTTCTTATGAATAATTAAGAATATATGCTGTAGGTATAACAGTTACTAAATACAAGTACAACAATGCATGGTTAGACAATAAAGTTGTAAATCCGGAAGATATAAGTGGACACGTAATCTTATCCTTAATTACTACTAGATAAGCATTGAGTAGATTTTGGACCTAAAAGTCTATGTTTAATGTTTTAAGTCAAACACCTATATTGATAAATATCATGCAATTAGTCAATGAAAAATTCATTAACGTTTTTTTAGGCGTAATAAATGAATATATGACTCACTTAATTGGTATAGGATTTGAGCAAATGTTAAACATTGCATCAAAAAATCATGTTACAGATATATTAAAAAATTTAATAACAAAACAAAATTACAATTAATTGTCTGAATTAAGCATATCTAACACACCTTTCTATAAGAAAACAGGAGTTAGAAATGGAGCTGCATTAAAAGTAACAACTATTAATGGTTGTTAATGTTACATAGGAACTTTAACTGATGAAATCAATGGTTAAAATACTTGTAAATGTTGTTAGTGCAAAAGCGTATTAACAAAATGTGCCAGATGTTAAACCAACGTAACTGAAGTGGTTTTAAAATATAAATAACAATACATGCTTAAATTCGTTGAAATGACAAAAGACATGTTATATAGAATAGGAACAAAAGTTGTTAATGTCGTACAAAACAGTAAAGGAAAAAAATAAACTGGAGTTAAATTCAACATACATGACTTAGATTTAATGCCTGTAGTAGGTTAAGAAAAACCAAGTGACTTAAATTTAGCTCAAAAATTTGATGTGACTTTGCAAGAAGCGGTAAAGAAAGGTGCCACTACAAAACAAATGAAAGACATAATATAAGATCATACTTAAGGTATGACTAACAGTCTAATAAATGAAGAAATATGTGCTAGATGTACTGACACAAACTTTGCTGCATGGATGTATCAACCAAAACTTTACTTAAATGTGTTGTATGTAGAACCAGG